GACCGATACTGTCAAGGCAATCGCAGATGAGCTCGAAGTCAAACCTAGCATCCTCAAGAAGGCTATCCGTGTAGCCTATAAGAGTCGTTTAGGCGAGACTAATAAAGAAAACGAAGAACTCAACACTATTTTAGAGACAGTCGGTAAAACTCTCTAATTCGGGTAAGTGTTGGTTGCAACGCATACCCGAATCTGTTAATATCGTATTATGTTTAACTAACCCCGAGGTCCGGGTATGCGTAATTTATATGTCAGTCTAGCCGTCAGCGCACTTATCGCAGGCTGCGGTGGTGGAGGTTCTGATACTGCTACAGCACCCACAATCTCTACTGCACAATCTGTCAGTAAAGACCCATTAACTATCATTGCAGGTACATCGTATGATGCCGGAGACGGTGGCGAGAATCCTCGCTGGGTTATCGCAGACTTTAATAAAGATGGACTGAAAGATATCTTCCTTAGATATGATCCGGTATCAGCATTCAGCAATGTGACCACTGGTTCTAGCCCAGTTAGATTCTTTATCGCTAAATCGAACGGCGGATTCGAACAGGATAAGGCTATCTTCCCCGAAGGATATAGCCCAACACTTGTCAATAGGATCGTAGCCACTGACTTCAACGGTGACGGCGGTATAGATATACTTGTTGCTGCTGCAGGTCAAGATCCTTATGTTAATGGTCTTCCTGCACAGTCGGGATATACGGGCGAGATGTCACAGGTTTTGACTTATACTCCTAATGGATATAAGTTGGCCAAGATCAATAACAACATCAATGCTTTCGCACACCATGCTAGCACAGGTGACATCAACGGTGATTACTTGCCTGATGCATTTGTCACCTCGCTTGTGTTCTCAAATCCCTTCTTCATCATGGGTGATAATGCAGGTAACTTCAAAGCAGACCGTAATAGATTTCCTAGTGATATGTTTGGTCCGCACAAGAATGTGTTAGAACGATTCCCCGATCTCTCTGTAAAGAAGTGGGAGAATATGCTGTTCACTTCAAGCACAATGATCGATGCTAACAACGATAATCACATGGATGTAGCATTGATGGCTATGTCAGGTACTAAAACTAGCATCGTGTTGTTGAATGATGGCGCGGGTAATTTCTCGCAAGCAAGGATGATTGAATTGCCGGTAGGTCCATATAGTGCAGGGTACTCATACAAGAAGGATGTCAACGATACGAAATATGTAGAAGTTGGCAGCATCCATCTAGATACTATCGCAGTAGATATCAACAATGACGGGCGAAAAGATATCATTTCTTTGGCTACCAGTTCTGAAAAAACTGCTAATGAGACAATCTACTATCGCGGTGCGAGGTTACAGATTTTGATCAATAATGGTAATGGGTTCACTGACGAGACTAAGACTCGCACAAATTTCGCCCATGTTGCTAGCAAAAATTACACACATTATGATACAATCGAATATGTCGATGTTAATAACGATAAGTGTACAGATATTTTGTTGCATCGAGGTCAAGTAAATCTAAATGATAGTGCGATGCCTACTAGAATTCTGTTAAATGATTGCAAAGGTAATTTTAACGAAGTCGCTTATCCAAAGAATTTGCCTGTAGGTATATTGACAGTTTTCAGTGATGGCAACTACGCTATCCTTATCAATCAAAAGAACGGAAATACTTATACCCAGCGTATCGATCATGTCAAATATGATTGGTCATTAGGTAAAAGTCTTTTCAATAATTAGGATTATAGATGAACGACTTATTTTATGGTATATTCGAATGGATTCGTGAAGATTGGAAGTCCAGTCCATCTAGATTCATTATTGAAGTACTAGCATGGGCTATCAGCATAGGTTGTTCATTGGCTGTAGCATTAACCGTGCCTAACCCACCGTGGTTAGTATTATATCCATTATGGATAACGGGTTGTGCGATGTATGCTTGGGCAGCATATACTAGACAAAGTTTTGGAATGCTGCTAAACTATCTATTGTTGACTATTATAGATACTGTAGGTTTAATAAGGGTGTTAACTAATTGAGTTATATTGACGCAATTCACGATAGAGATAGTGATAGGATATTCGTTGTAGAGCGACAGCCTGACGGCAAGCGCACATACAATGAATTTCCTGCCAACTATACTTTCTATTATAGTGATCCAAAAGGCAAGTATCGCAGTATATATGGTGATGCGATCTCACGCTTCAGCACAAGAAGGCGTAGTGAATTTGAAAAAGAAAAACGAATCCATAGCAATAAGAAACTGTATGAATCGGACATCAACGTGGTGTTCCGCTGTTTAAGTGAAAACTACTTAAACTATGAGCCTCCAAAACTCTATACATGTTTCTTTGACATTGAGGTAGACTTTGATCCTGAGAAGGGATTTAGCCCAACAAGCGATCCTTTTAATCCGGTCACTGCTATCTCAATGTACTTAGATTGGCAAGATACACTTGTGACTCTTGTGATTACGCCCAAGCATATGAGCGATGAGACTGCTCAAGACCTAACCAGCGACATGACAAACACTATACTATTTCGTAGTGAGATAGAGATGTTTGAAACATTCTTTGAATTGATCAAAGATGCAGACATTCTAACTGGCTGGAACTCAGAAGGATACGATATACCTTACATGGTCAATCGTGTCACTAGGGTGATGAGCAAAGACGATACGCGCAAATTCTGTTTGTTAGGTCAGACGCCCAAACCGAGAGTATATGAACGATTCGGTAAAGAAGAAACAACATTCGATTTAGTTGGTCGTGTACACATGGACTATCTACAGTTGTATAAGAAGTACAACTATGAATCAAGACACAGTTATAGCCTTGATGCGATTGGTGAGATGGAAATTGGTGAGCGTAAAACACAATATGAAGGTACACTCGACCAACTATACAACAAAGACTTCAAAACATTTATTGAATACAATCGTCAAGACACAATGTTGCTGGTGAAGATACACAACAAACTCAAGTTCCTTGATCTTGCTAACGCACTAGCGCATGAGAATACTGTGTTGCTCCCAACTGTCATGGGCTCTGTGGCTATGATTGAGATGGCTGTCATGAACGAAGCACATGAGCGCGGCATGATGGTTCCTGATAAGAAAAAGAATATCAGCGATGGTGAGACGGCTGCTGCAGGTGCATATGTCGCTGTACCAAAGAAAGGTATACATGAATGGGTTGGCGCAGTTGACATCAACAGTCTGTATCCCAGTGCTATTCGCACACTCAACATGGCTCCTGAGACTATCGTTGCGCAGGTTCGTCAGACATTGACTGAACAATATCTTACTGATAAGGCAAGGAAACTTGCTAGCGAAAAACGAAACTACGACAAAGATGACGACCTTGAGATGAGTTCGTTGTTGTGGGAAGGCTTGTTTGGGACATTAGAGTACGAAGCCATCATGAAACAAGAGCGTGGCACTATGCTCACAGTTGATTTTGAGAACGGTGAAAGCGTAGAGATGAGCGCAGCCGAAGTATGGAAACTGATCTTTGATAATAACAAGCCATATATCCTTAGTGCTAACGGTACGATCTTTAGGTCAGATAATGAGGGCGTGATTCCCGGATTATTGACTCGCTGGTATAGTGATCGTAAAGTCATGCAGAAGGAACTCAAAGAATCAAAAACCAAAGAAGATATCGAATATTGGGATAAGCGTCAGTTAGTACGCAAGATTTTGCTTAACAGTGCTTATGGCGCACTATTGAACGAACATTGCCGTTTCTATGACAAGCGTATTGGTCAGAGTGTAACATTGAGCGGTCGTCAGATCGTGAAACATATGAGTGCGCAAATTAACGAAGTCATTACCGGTAAGTATGATTACTATGGCGATGCTATCGTATATGGTGATACTGACAGTTGTTATTTCAGTGCTTGGCCCATACTCAAAGAACAAGTTGATCGCGGTGAGATGGAGTTCACTAAGGAACTCTGTGTGCAACTCTATGACAATATCGCAGAACAAGCAAATGAGAGTTTCCCCAGTTTCATGGAACGAGCATTTCATGTACCTAGAAGGATGTGCGTGATCAAGGCTGGTCGTGAACTGATCGGTGATCGTAGTCTGTTCATCACAAAGAAGCGTTATGCTGTCAACATCTTTGACAAAGAAGGCAAGCGCCTCGACAAAGACGGCAAACTAGGTAAGATCAAGGCTATGGGTCTTGACTTGAAACGGGCAGACACTCCTAGATATGTACAAGACTTTTTATTTGAAGTGTTAGAGATGGTCCTTCATGGTAAGACTAGAGAGGATGTCATCGAACGAATCAAACAATTTAAGATAGAACTTGGCAAGCAAGATAGTTGGACTAAGGGTAGCCCTAAATCTGTCAATAACTTGACGATGTATGGTGACTTAGAATCGAACAGTAAGACAGGCAAGGCAAACATGCCCGGACATGTTCGTGCTGCACTAAACTGGAACTATTTACGCAGAGCCAACAGCGACAACTATAGCATGAAGATGGTCGACGGTATGAAGGTCATCGTATGCAAACTCAAGCCAAATCCAATTGGCTTCACTAGTATCGCTTACCCAACTGATGAACTACGACTTCCCACTTGGTTCACAGAACTTCCATTTGATGATAGTGCAATGAAAGCAACACTGGTAGACAAGAAGGTTGACAACCTTCTTGGTGTATTGAATTGGGATCTAAAAGATAGCACCGATACAAATTCTACATTCGATGACTTGTTCAGTTTCGGTTAAACAAAACTTGACTTGCACAATAAAATCCACTATTATACACTATAGGTGTTCCTAAATAACTTACAAGAGGCAAAACATGAAGGACAATTTACAAGACTTGATTCAATATACACATGGACTGGGCGTCATCGATCTTATCAAGGTCGTTGGTACTGATAAGCAGACTGTGATCACGGCAGTAGCAGAAGATAAAAGCGTTGTCGTTGAGGGCACATTGAAGGCTCCTCTAGCAGATTTCGTAGGCGTTTTCGGTATGCCTAATCTTAGCAAACTAAAGACTATTCTTGGTTTCGATGATTATGATGACAATGCTAAGATCAATGTAACGAACAACAAAGACGGAATCCCTAGCGCGATTCACTTTGAAACTAAGGTCGGTGACTTCATCAACGACTATCGACTAATGAGCAAGGCAATCGTTGAAGAAAAGATCAAGAACTTCACATTCAAGGGCGCAAAGTGGGATGTTGAATTCGAACCTACTATTGCAGGTATCATGCGATTGAAGAAGCAGGCTCAGGCTAACAGCGAAGAAGTTCATTTCGTGACTAAGACTGATAAGAGTGACCTAAAGATTTATTTCGGAGATCCTTCAACACATAGCGGTAACTTTGTATTTCATACACCCGTGACAGGTAATCTGAATCGTGCATGGCAGTGGCCAGTCAAGGTGTTCTTGGCTATCATGGACTTGCCTGGTGAGAAGACTGTTCGTATCAGCGATCAGGGTGCGGCTGAGATCACTGTTGACAGTGGGTTAGCTACATATCGTTATCTACTTCCAGCACAGGCAAAATGATAAAGATTCATTCATACCAAAACCCAATCGTCTGGCAAGTAGATAGGCAATATCTACTGCCAGCACAATCAGGTCAAGTTCGCTGGAACGGAAACTTGAAGCAGTTTGAGGTATGTGATAACAGTAGCGGTGCGTGGTATAAGATCGATAACTCAGTAGAATTATCATGTGACCCACAGACTCAACAAGTGTTAGAGTGGGCTAAGAAAAAGATGGTTGAAGATGAGCGTATCGAAAAAATAGCAAAAGAATATCCTGCTGTAAGAGATGCAAAAGAACAGTTGGATATCATAATTAAATTGGTGCAGGATGAAAGAGCAAGTTAATCTAAGCAAAGAACAACATAAAGACTGGGCATTGTTCTTGCCCGCAGTCAGTTCATTCTTTATTGCTGGATTAGGTAAGCAGCGTGAGGGCGAACAATACTTTGAACCAACAAGGATTCCTAAGGGGTTCAACGGTGATGTTGAATGTCTAAACTTTTTAAACAGCAAGCAAGGACTCTACACATATCAGTGGGGTCTGTATTCAGCAGGTCATGCTAATTTAGACACTACTGTAAATGATCATGCCGAAAGTATCATTCGTAAGCGTGAGAAGGGCACATTCATGCTTGGTGATAGTGGCGGATTCCAAATTCTAAAGTGTCAGTGGCCAGCAGACTGGAAAGATCCTAACTGCACACGGGCTATGGCTAAGCGTAAACAAGTATTGAAGTGGATGGATACATACATGGATTATGGTATGTGTCTTGATATCCCTTCACAGAGTTTGACCACTTATCATATCAAGGATAAGAAAACTGGTAAGAGTGCGCATGGTATCAGCACGATTGAAGAAGCGATCACTGCCACACATATCAATAACGAATATTTTATCAAGAATAGAAATGGTAATTGTAAATTCTTAAATGTTATGCAGGGTCGTAATCACAAGCAAAGTGATGACTGGTACGCAGAGATGAAGAAGTATTGTGACCCAAACATCTATCCAGACAATCATTTCAATGGCTGGGCGTTTGGTGGTCAGAATAAAATCGATATTCACTTGATGTTGAAGCGTCTTGTACATATTATCTATGATGGATTATTAGTTCCGGGCAAGCATGACTTACTACACTGCCTCGGTACAAGCATCATGGAGTATGCTGTATTGTTTACTGATATTCAGAAAGCAATACGCAAATATCATAATCCAAACTTTATGATTACATTTGATTGTGCTAGCCCATTCTATGGTGCAGCAAAAGGTCTAGCGTATTTCAATACTAATATTGAACATAATAAGAAATGGTCATATAGTATGGAAAAGACTGCCGAAAGTAAAAGTTATAGCAACGACAATCGCAAGTTTAGTGATGCTGTTTTGGCAGAAGGCATACATGATGTGTTCATGGATAGCCCTGTCACTGATCGCATGGTTATGAAAGACCTATGTTATCGTGGCCAAGGATTTATAAATAATCAAGGGCGTGAAACAAAAACAAGTTGGGACACACTTTCATACACATTGATTCAAGCACATAATGTCTATCAACATATAACAGCGGTGCAGGAAGCCAATCGTCAGTACGAGAGAGGCATCATTCCCAAGATGATCATGAACGAAGACTTCGGTATCTATTTCAGTAATGTTGTTGATGAAATTTTCAGCCAAAAGACTAGAGAAGATAGCCTAGAAGTGATAGAATACTACAACAAGTTCTGGATGCAAATGCAGTCGGGTAGTCAAGGCATCAGCGGTAAGCGTACTGTGAATGCTATGACTATGTTCGATGAGTTGTTTAGTGTTGAGGAATCATCAGATAATGATGACGAGATAGAGGATAGCGACGAACTAATGTCTCAAAATCTAGAGGAGTAACATGTCATATCATAACCAGATTCAAATCTTAGAAGCAAGGCTCAAGCAGTTAAAGAATAGTTCCGATAAAAAGGACCTAGAACAGATGGCAAAAATCATCAATGACTTACGCAGGTTTCGAAGATTGCAATGGGAAGAAGAGCATGAACGAGTTGGATACGATGACGAACGATAACATCGTCCTCAATACTGGTTCCGCATCAGAAATGTTGCGTGTAGCAAAAGATGGATTCTATGTTCGCGGTGTAAAG